TCGCCCGTGACTGTCCTTACGAGGTCAACTTCTGCCCCGTAGTCCATGCGGACTATAAGCACCGCTTTGGTGTTAGGTGCTACCCTTAAAGCAAGCCACTCGCCCGTGACTGTCTTGACCTTATATTTAGAATAAACAGGTGTAGGCTTTACGGGTTCGGGAATCGGAAGCGGTTCGGGTGTCGGTTCTGCCTCTTTCGGCTCGATGCTTGAGTAGTCAGGGTGTACTATTCCGTAGATGCTCGTTGAGTTGACGGAATAGGTGCATCTTGACACTGCGTTGTTCTTGTTGCCCTCAATCGTGTGGTACTTGCCGTTCTCGACCTTTTCAATAATGCCAACGTGCGTACATTTGGCGTTAAAGAAGATTACATCGCCTGCCTGACCTTTTGTCTTGGCAACACTCCCGAATCTCGTTTTAAGGTAAGACCAAAGGAACGGACACCCAGCTGCACAATTATCGGCAGGCTTGGGGAATTTAAGCCAAGACCTCACCTTGTCAGGACTACCGAGAATGTTATCGGGTTCGAGAATCATAACAAAAAGCCAACAAATGAATATCGCACACCACGGGACATTCTGCTTTTTGCCGTTGAACCACGGATAAGGCCCGTTCTTTGACTTCGGTGTGTCGAAATACTGTGCGTACTTATTGTGATTATTCCCGGTCTCTTTGTAACCAACCTGCCTTTGAGCAAGTTTGACAAATTCCTCGGTAAGCATATCACTCACCGCCTATCTTCTTCTGGTACTTAACAGAGCTGATACCGAGCAGAGCACAACCGCAAGTAATGACCGCAGTAAGGCTTGCACCGATCTGCTCTGTATAAGGCCAACCCCAAATCATAGCGAGTGTGAGGTAAAGTGTTGTAAGTGCAGGCAATACGACTGTAAATACCCACTTCAGAATGTCATAAGTCTTGTTACTCATTGTGTTTCTCCTTTACTTGTTTAGAATGAAATCATTAAGGTCTTCTGATACTTTTTTTAAAGCCTCGGTATCAGAAACACCGAGGCTTAAATTGAGCAAGGCTTGTAAAGTACGCAAGATGACCTTGTTGGTCTTTTCGAGTTCGGTGAAGTGGTCATCGCCCTCGCCTATCCTCTTTTTCAGTTCTTCTATTTCCTCTTTACGGCTCTTGTTTTCTTCTTCAAGAGCCTTAATGCGGTTGTTCTGCTCCACTTCGGGTGCTTTCAATCGCATTACTATCTTGACGATAATGCCGACTATCGTGGCTATACCTGCACAAACTCCCGCAATCGTACCGATAAAAGCCGCCAACTCGGCAGGTGTGAAAGATATTACGTTATTCATATCACTCACCGCCTTTATACTGTAACCAAAACACGATAGGTTCTGTCGTTTGTGTCAGGTATCGTTATCTCAAATCTGTTGTGTGCGGTACTCCAAACGCAAGTGTAGGAATTGCCGTTTGTATCAACACACTTTATATCAGGGTTAAGCATATTCATTTTGATAGGCTGTATTCCGTCAATAACGTCTGTGAGATAACTGTCAGTAATGCGAACATCAGATACATAAATTCGCAAACCTGATACTGAAACGGTTGCCGTAAAGCGATTTGAGGCAAACAGGTTTTCAAAGGTTGGTGTTCCGCTTGTCATTTTTACTGCAAATCGCTGGCTTTTAGGTTCTACATCAAAATTAGGCTTTGTAATCTGATAACCCATAATGCCTTTCTTGATAAGGTAATTCCAGAACGACACATCTCCGCTTACTGCGGCTAAAAGAGGTACGTTCTTCTGCTTTGCATAAGCGATAGCCGTAGCACTGTTATCAATAACAGATGTAACTCCGTCTGCCCAAATGGATAAGAACGCATTACCCCACTCAACACACTTATCTACCTGTGCCGTTGTTATTGCCTGTCCCTCGGGTGCAACAAAGTTTACTGCGATTCCGTCTGCGTCGTGGTTTTCACGGATAATGTCAATGATTGAAGCTTGAACCGCATTAAGTATGGTTCTGCTCTCCATTCCGTAATATCTGATTTTTTCAAGTGCTTTAGCCACTACGCTTGCGGTATTTGTTGCCCTTATTGTCAGGAAACAAATCTTGCCTTTATCCTTACAAATGCGGATAAAATCATCAACGTCTGCGACAGGACAATAACCGCCATACCTTTGCGGATTGTCTGCATAGAACTTTGAGCGACATTCTGCGTAAGTCATTTCAACTATTTTTGTATTGTTGTTTGCGTCATAGTTGACAATCCTGCCGTTCTCGTCAAAAGTAAAGCCAGGATCGTGACACATAATCAACTCTCCGTCCGATGTGATTTCTACATCGCCTTTGAGGACGTTAAAACCCATATCAGATGCAAAGAGCCAATGAACTGCCGTGTTGATCTTGTCAACCCAAATAGCTGAATAAGCGATACGCAAAAACTCGTTCTGAAATCTTGACCACCACGGCAACTCGCTTATTTTTGTTCTTGCAACCTTATCAATAGCGGTAAGTGTTGAAGCCTCGGGAGGCATATAAGGTGTGGGTGTTGTACCCTCTTCAATCTGAATGTTCTTAACTTCCCAAACATTAGGACCACCTGACGCATAAGGAAACCAAAACTCTGTTACGTCCTTGCCCTCGTCACTTACCAAAGTGAACTGCGTGAATGACGTTGTTGAGTTTGGCATATAGGTTGAGAAGTACGTTCCGTCTGAATACTTGAAACGAATTATCAAGCCGTTGCCCGTTGTGGTCGCTCCTGATTTCTTCCTTGCGACCACCTGTGCTACATAACGCTTGCCCTCTGCAAAAACACCTGTTAAGTGTCCCGCATTATTAAAATCGCTTGCAGCTCCCTCAAAAACGCCGTTTGAGCAAGTAATGCCTGTTGCCTCTTCAAGAAAAGAGGAATCGAAGATATTTTTTGAAGTTTCGCCCTCGCTTATATCATTAAGCAAGGTTGTGTTTGCCGCTACCTGATTGTTTACTGTTCCGACAGTATTGCTCAAAGTCTGCAAGTCGCTTGCACTTGCCTTACCGCTTACCGCATTTGAAACTTCTTCAAGTGCCGTTTTGGTAGCATACTTCTCGTCAGACTGCTCTTTTGTATAAGCGTCAACGCTCGGAATGTTCTCAATCTTGGTATTTACTTCATCAATAGCGTCCTGCACGTTAGTTGCTTCAAGACCGCTTTCCGTGTTGTCGTACGATACATCTTCTGCATCCGAACTTTGAGATCTGGAATTAATTTCATTTATAGCGCCAATTATGGTTTTATCTGTACTATCAAGGCCAGAATACTCCTGTATTTCATTGACCTCTTTACCTATATCTTCTATGGCTACTTTCTTCGTAACGCCGTCTTGTACAACAGGCACCTCATCAATAGCGCCTGCTGATATAGCCTTAGGTAATTTAGAAATCGGGATTTTAGCCATAATCTTTTCTCCTATTAAAGGCCGCGCCATCTATTACAGGATGCCGCGGTCTTCATCTTTAGACAATAAATTCATACAATCGAAGATTGTTCTTCTGAAGTGTTCATAATTCAAATAACGAAGCATATTAACCTTATGGCAAAGAACCAGGTAATTAATAGTTTGCTGCTCCTCTGGAATACCATTTAATTCAATTATAATAGTATCCAAATAAGCCTTCCATTCTCCACCTTTTTCATATTCACACAACAAGCCATAAAGTTTATTTTTTAATTTATTTGTATATCCTTCTCTTACTTCTTTAATTGCCATCTTATTGCTTTGCCAAACGCGTGTAATCAAATGGCTTTTTATTAACTGAACGATAATAAAAACCTTCGAGTTCTTTCGCGTGGGCTTGCTCTGCTACGAGCATCTTATTAAATTTATCAATTAAATTTGCCTGCGAAAAATCTCTTTCTGAATACAGCGGTTTAACATTCTCCCAAGTAAGGATATTTCTATTTAACCACTCACACTTCATATAAGTAGCTAAAATCTGTACTTCGTCATTTGTGAGGTCTTCAACAAAACCATCTTCGTCATATTCCAAGGATACCCTCGGAAACTTAAAACGCGCGATGGCCGGTTGGAGTAAAGAAAACAAATCTCGTGTTATGTCTTCTTCGTCCCAACCTTCCCATTCGTCGTCTAAAATCTTACTTAAAAAACTGGAATATACCACGTCAAAGGGGGTCATATCATCCCTCCTTATTCTGTCTAGCCAACTGAATTCCTTTAATTATATCTTTATTACAAAGCTTCTTGAGAACTTCACTCTTATCAAAATCTGCAATCTTATTTTCAATCGCATAATCTGCAAGGTCAATAATCTGTTCACGAGGAAGCTTTTTGACTTCTTCTTTAAATTTATCAAGAGAGTACAATTTCATGTACTTATGCTTATCCATATCTGAAAGAATGATAACATTAACCGGTTCTGTTGCATCTTCCGGTTCGATACCATACTTTTTCTTTGTCTCCATATCATCGATATAGAGCGCGCCAGAGTCAATCATACGCTTAAAACCTGGAGTGTAGAGCAACTGCTCAAAAACCTCCTCTTCAACGGCGCGTGTGCTGCCCTTTGCGGGCCATGACATACGGAAAGGGATAGAAGGTTGAAAAACACTAACTTCCCCAATAGTTGTACTTGTAATCTTAACTTTTGCCATAACAAAAAATCTCCTTTAATCTCCAAAAATTTAAAAAAGGCGGGGAGGGGAACCTCCCTCTCCCCGCAGGTTAATTATCACATATTCTCGTAAGGATTGTAGTAAGTCTGGTCGATACCGTAGTTCTTGTAAATACCCCAGTTGTAGTAAGTAAGAATAGCAGTACCAATCTTCTTCTCAGCGTAGAACTCCATAGAACCATCGCGGTTCTCGTAGTCTCTCATAATTGTAGGTCCTTCAAGAACTACCTTAACTACCTTTTCCTGTCCACCAGGAAGAACGTAAGCAAGCTGAGGGTCTACATAAGTCTTATCGTTGTTCTCATCTACGACAGAAGAAGGAATCTGAACGATAGGAGCGCCGCGGAAGATATTGATATATCCAGTTCTGTGAATAGCCTCAATATCATCAGGTGAGTAAACACCCTGAATAGCATTTGCAGTAGCGCCAGAACCATAAGAAGAAATCGGAACGATAGCGTCTGCGCCCATAGCAGCAACGAACTCACCAGGAGCGAAGATAACCGGATTACCATAAGAACGTACTACGTTCATAAGTTCAACCATCTTATCAGACTGGAATCCATCGGTAGACTTACGGTTAGCAGGAGGTACGTTAACTACATCGAATGCAGCACGGAGAGCCTGAGTTACCTTAATATAAACTGCATCCTGAAGAGCAGTATTAACAACGTCCATAACGTCAGCGAGAGATTCTGCGCCATCCATAAGACGAGCAAGGTCAATAGTAGCACCGATAGCTACATTCTCACCACCGAGTTCGAAAGTTGTTGCATCAAGACGGAATGTCTCGTATACACCGTTAATACCAGCGTATGTAAGGAACTTCTTAGCACGCATCTTACCAGTCTTCTGCTTGAAGATGGCCTTTTCACCGAGACCTACTACCTGTACTTCTGCGAAAGGAGAAAGTGCAGCGATAGTATTCTTAGGCATAATCTTGTCTACTGTCTCAACGAAAATATCATAAATGTCATAACGGTTCTTCATGAACTGACTATAAGTAGAAGCCAATTCCTTAAGACCATCTCTGAAAGCGGCATTAACATCATAGTCAGCAGCGCTCTCACCCTGCGCAGTGAAATTTGCAGGAACTGTGCCCTTAGCAGCGTAAAGGGCTAACTGTTTTAACTCTTGAATAGTCATAATAGCATTAACCCCCTCTAATTATTCAGCATACACTTGGAACTTAACGCCAAGTGTACCATCAGGCATTGTAGTCTTTTCGATAACACGGAGCTTAGGACCATAGGAAGGAGCGGTAGCGGATACGAGAATAGCACCCTTAGAACCGATTCCACCATAAAGTGTGTTAGAAGCACAAGCACCGAGTGCGCTAATAAATGCGCTTTCTGTTGTCCAAGCGGTATCAACCGCAGAGTCATAGCATACACAGTTAGTTGTAAACTTATCACCAACAGCGAGATAACCTAAACGAGGAAGGAAATCACCTGTACCCTTAAGAGCGAAATTCTTGAGACCAGGAGTTCTCTCGTCATAGATGTGCTCTGCAGAGTAGTTGAGAGCAACAGGGAGGGAACTGTCGGTAGCATACTTAACTTCGCGCTTAGCGTTGTCTACAGCCAAAAGCATACCATTCTCAAGCAAATCGCTAGAGAAATCTGTAGTATTGGGCTTGCACTGAGCCTCAATACGACCATCACGACGGAAAGCCACGTTGTTAAGTTCAATCTGGCCATATCCATCAATAGTCAATCTTTTGATAGCCATTGTATAAAACCTCCATTACTTTATACTTTTTTGTAACGACTTAAAATTTCTTCGACGCTGTCGCGAGGTGCGTCGTCTTTAGGAAGACATCCATTAGATGCCTGGGTAAATACAGTCGCGCCAGTCTTTTTCAACTCGTAAGTAAGGTGCATATCGAGGTCTTCTACCGTATAATCATCAAACTTCGCTCTGTAAGTATCTAATACTGATTCAGGAAGTTTGCCACTATACTCAGAAACTACAGCCTCCTTTGACTGGGTCTCAATGTCCTTCTTGAAAGTCTTTAAAGAGTCAAGCTCTTCTGCAAGTGAAGTATTAAGTGTGTTGACCTTTTCGTATTCAGCCTGAACTTCAGCGATTTTGGTCTGCGCACTTTCAGCTTCTGTATTTAAAGTAGCGATTGTGCCATTTAACTCTTCAATTTTGGTGCTAAATTCGGCGCAATCTTTAGCATTTTTTTCTGCGTTAGTTAAATCTTCATTTACTAACTCATAGGTATTACCATTAAGGGTTTTCAATGTGTCGAGAGTATTCTTCTCTTCAGCGGTTACATCAACGATATATACCTTCACTTTGTTGTCGATGGTAAGACTATCTGTTGAGTCGTCCTTGGTGTAGTAAACCCTTTCATAACAACCTTCCTCATAGTTGTAAGCAATCGCATATTCATCATATACATCGCATACTGTATAAGAACTAGTCCAGCCACCCTCTTCGTTAAACTCAGGGTTGAGCAAAGTCCAGATTGCGTCGTACTTCTGCTTATCGGAAAGTTTAAAATTGATTTCCATTTCCGAGTTTCCTCCTATTTTACTATATTCTTTAATCTTTTGAATAGTGTCTTCAATAGATTTTTGTAATGTAAAGAATGAGGCGCCTTCAAAACAAGGTTCTACGGTATCTCCTAAAACTTGAAGTCCCAAAAATCTACCGTGGTCGAAAACTACATATTTCTGTCCCTGCACAATGGCCATATGGTATTCAAGTGATGGTTCATACAACTCCATTGATTGAGGCTTATTTACGATGTCGTTAGCCTCAGGATAGAGCGCTGTAAATAGTAAGACATCAGTACAAGCATACTCACGCTCTACACCATCCTTATCTAAATGCTTTTCCCAAGCAAAATTATTTGTTTCGGGAACTATACCATAAATGCGGCCTTCAGAACGAGCCTCTCCATGGTTTGTAAAGTCATCTCCGTCATAAATACCCTTAACAGGAATTAAACGAAAGGTTGAGATTAACTCTTCTGCAAATGCGTCGGTAATATAAGTACCATTTCTATTTGCTCCCTTATAGAAGACTCTACATCTGGCTTTGGAGAAAATATCATTGTATTTCTCTACATTACCATAAATACTAACTGGAAACTCTATTTGACTTTTCTTCATGCAGAGCCTCCCTGACCTTGACGGTCAATTGCGTCTTCATTTTGAATTGTTTTTTCTGCCTTTTCCTCTAACTTTTTCTCAGGCGCGCCCACCTTGCCATTTGATTCAGTATAGGAGGTTTGAAGCGGAATAAACTTGTCCCTAAGATTAAGCACATCATTTTCCAAATCTTTGATATTAACTATCTCACGTTGACTAAGGCCGGCCGCAACAGCAGGTAATAAATAACTATAACCACTTTGCGCGAGCTTTAAACTGTCAGAGATAAAATCACTTTTATTAAACAAACTAAGTGCAAGGAAAATGTACCTGAAACTTATATTAGAATTACTAAATAAGTGGTTAATTACTTTGCTCACAAAGCGCGCGTACTTGTTTGCTAATATCATCATGAAAGCAATATCATTGATGATAGATAACATAATGGCTTGTACGCCCATAGGCGCAAAGATTTGTGAACTGACTCCGGCATTAGCATACACGTTCTGTAACATTTTATCCAATGTAGAGGTGTCATTCTCCGCAGACGTTTTGGATACTATGGAATCTACATCTGCGTACGTGGTAAGGACTGAAACGTTTTTGTTACCTTTCATCATTCCAACGGTACCTTGGTGTATTACTTCAGCTTCCTCAGGTTCGAACAAAAGTGTACCATCTGTCATGTGTGGAATCTTCTGAACAATAATTTTTTTGATTTCTTCAAGTTCTGCATCTTCACGTCTTTCTACCGCTTTGTCGTAGCGAATAGAGGCGGGAATAACCTGAAGGAAAGGAGGAACTTCCCCAAAAAATGTAAAACAGATACCAATTTCGGTAGGAATTTTTACCCAGGGAGTATCTTGCTTTCCTTTTTGGTAGCTCTTATAGTAATTAGAGACTACCTTTGGGTATGAACTTAAAGTTTCCTCTCGCGAAGTTTTATTGACAATAGTATTGAAATAAGTTACGTTAAATTCAATTACATCATCACCATTCATATCCACAAATCGTGAGCGACAATATGCGGTAGGTAAGTCAAACATTATAAATTTGTCTTTGGTGAGGGCTTGAATGATTCCGTAATAAATACCATCAATCAATACGCGGGTGGATATTCTCGTCATCATTTCCGCAAGATTCATTTTATCAACATACTCTAATGCACTATAATATCTTTTGGAAATATGCGGTGTGGAGAGCTGTTTACCAATAGCAGGATTAGGAATTAGTAAACCCGAATACGTCAAAAGAGTAGCATAGTGTAAAATGATACGTTTATAAAATCCGTCTTTGTAGAAATAATTTCTTGAAAGCTTTTGTTTATCGAGTAAGGAAGAAGAATTTATAATATCTTCAATTTCCTTCTCTGTGTACTCATGAAATCGAGCAGTAGAGTCGTTTCCGTAATACTTGCTCCAATCTGCTGCGGCTTTCGCAATCATATCTTCGTGAGACTTACGGAAGGCATCTAAAGTAAAAGTATGTTCCATTTATTTTATGCTCCTTCAGTATAGAATGTTAATTTTCTTTGACCAGCAAGGCCGCGTCTTTTACGTTTTAATTGAGTTTCTTCTTCTATTTCTTTTATTCGCCATAAACCATAGGCTAAAGCGGAATATTTATCTTTAGGGAAACGGGAATTGATTTGTTCAAGTACAATATCAAGTCCGCTTCGTTTTAGACGAAGGTTGGCCATTTCTTCAAATAATTTAGTGGTAAGTTCGTGTGGCATTAAACGTTTTACACGTTTCTCAAAAGGCATCCTCTGTCCTACTTTTGTAGCAAGTAATTCTGAGCGCGCCTCTTGTTCGGTTATCAAGAATCTTACCATTCCACTATTCAAACGCGCATATACGTTAGAGTGGATTTTGGTGTTCAAAGGACCATTAGCCTTTATTGAGTAGAGGATACAAGCCGCATCTTTTGGCTGAATCTTCTTATAGTCATCATTGTTGAAGAAACCATAAGCAGGATATGTATTTCCGAGTTCATCGGTTTGAGTACGTATCATTTCGTCCGCAAGACCAATACCTAAGCCGTTACAGTCGATTACGACCTCGCGCGGACGGAAATCATCTATCAATCTCTTCAAATCGATTGCTTGCTGCTTGAAAGTTTTTGTTTCTGCTTGGCGGCCGAGTACAAAGATATTAACCATAGTGGCATAATAGTTATAGTCTCGAATATTGACACGCCAAATACAAGCAACTGTCTGGTCTGACAATCTTCCTACGTCTACTGAAATTAAGTAGAAAGTGGAGTTATCTTCTCTAAACTTTTGCTTCCATTCAGGGTTTTTAATCTTTCTATATTTAGAAATCTTTTCGAAATTGAACCAAGACTCCTCACTGCCGCCGGCCCATACGCCCATGTACTCCGATGCGAATGTAAGTTCATTGTAAGATGGGGACATCTTCAGGTTTTTTACGTGGGCCGCATCAATAAGGCCATGTTGCATAGGAATCCTATAATCAAGGCCCATCGTGAAGGCCCGCGCAGGGTCAATAATAGATTCTTCAAAGTAGTCAATAAGTGCTTCATACGCGAAAGATGACTTGGTTCCCGCGGATGTAGCATAGATAACTTGGGTATTGATAGCCTCTTTGTTGTTTACAAGACCGCTCGCAGTACGACGGGATACGTTCATCTGCGGCAAGATAATCTCAGCGATGGCATCACCGTCTTGGTCTCGTGCCTCATCGATGAGGGTTGCGTGCGTACGGATACCACGGTCTGAATCAAGCGCACCAACTACGCTCAACTTACTTCCATTCTTAAAGAAAAGCTCTACGTAATCTTTACCGAAGTTAGCGTGAGGTTCGCCATTATAAAGTTCGAGTTCGTTTTTGAGGAGAGGCCAAATACGCCATATCTCCTGAATTTTTTGTTTTGTGATTTTCGAAGCCTGGGATTTATTTGGCGCAACAATAGAACCTACGTGTCCGGGCAAGAAAACGCATTGGAGATACTTTGCCAAGATAGATAAGAAAGTCTTTGAAGTAGCACGCGATGCCGTAATAAAAATATGGGTATATCGCATACATACCCTTAAGTAAATTCTCTGATAGAAGAAAAGGTTAAAGTTGGAACCCTGTGGTAAAATCGTGTCCAGATATATATCCGGATATACCATAAAGATGTTCCAACAATCATATAAAAGTTCTTCGTTTTTTTCTAACCAAGGCTCTGTAATTACAACGCCTTTATCGAGTTCAATACCGTCTCGATAAATTCTTTGCCTCTTGTTGAAGACGGCATCATCAGGATCCTTTAATCGGATGACACCGGCCGCAGCGTTCGTAAACTTGTCATTCATCAGCTCCTTCCTCCGGCTTGAAAGTATCATCACTTTCAAAGCTATAACCCATATTATCGTACTCGTCTAAGTTGTAGTTTTGCTGGAGACCATAAACATCCCCCGCCTGTTCCATCTTATCCGCATTCTTTAATGCTTCAATACGTTGGGTAATTTCGTCTCCGATACTACCTTCGTTAATATACAATCTCTGGTTATAATTCTCGATATTCTTGATGGTCTCATCAACTACATCACGAGTAACATTGTCGTAGAATTTGTTCTGGCGGCCGCGCTTTTCGAGCCAATGCGCAACTTCTGCGAAAGAATCGAAATCAACCGCGTTTTTAGCGTTCTTCGGTGTGAATTCCGCAGTTTTTACCAACTTGTCGTAAGACGAAAGGAACTTATCAATATCCTTATCTCCTGCACGAATCTTACTATCAATCGAGAGAGATAACTTGCAGATTTTCTGCGCCTGGTCTATCTGGAGCGCGCCATTAATATTCTGCGTAAGCATCAAACCTTTGTAGAGGTCTTCGAGATAGTTAAGTTCATCATCATCATAATTTGCGCCCCACTTTCTGCGAAGTTCGGCCATATGGTTTTCATTAACGAGGGGGATTTCTCCTTCGACCATCCCCGCTTGTCTTAATTTGATATACTGCTTATTATAATCGTCCCAACCAAATTCTTCATAAATGTCTTCAGCAAAAACTTTGGAGTAGACATCCCATGTCTTTTCTTCTCCATTTAACTCTGCCAATCTTGTCCATTCCTTAACGATAAAAGGAATTCCCGCATACTGACAGAGTTTATCAATAAATTCCCATTCATAGTTATGTTCCTTTAACATTTGGTTGACGCAACTATTACAAATCGGAAGGTATCCATCTGGATAGAATGGAGAATGGGTGCGCGCGAAGTCGCTGGTGGATACACTGGCGCCGCAACAATTACACTTTTTTGTTAGTGCCTGTTTCTGCGGAATCTTTGGTAGTATTGCCATACTCAATCTTCTCCTTACACTTATTTGCGTCCTTCAATATATCCAAGAGTTCCTTTTGTTTCTTTGGCTCGGCCGCAAAGTAATTATCAATAACGTCCTTAAGGACTTCGTTGAACTCCTTAGGAGTATCCTTATCTTTCATAGTCTGAACTTTGAGGACGCGCGCGACTCCTAAAAAGACCGCAATGTCCTTAATCTTTCCAATTTCTTTTAGGAACTGGCGTTCATATCTTCCTCTCATTTATTTTCCTCCTTTATTATTTCTCTTCAACTTCTCGCAATGCTTACATCTCGGAGAAAATCCATCTCTAGACCTCTGTCTTTTAACCCAGTCTCTACTAGTCAAAAGTAGCGAGCGGCCGCAATCCTTACATTTTTTAAAGTTCTCAGGGAAAAATAATGCTTCACAAACGGTTCTATGGAAGGCCGCAGCTTCGGCAATATTATCCAAAGTTTTGCAGTACAGGGTGGAGATATAATTGGTTTGATAGAGGTGGTTATATTTTTCTTTGATGAGTTGCTGAATTTCCGCATTACTCTTTTTCTGTATTTTCCAATCTAATAAGTCCTTATGGAGTGGCTCGAGTTGAGCTAAATTTTCATAGACGCGCGCAGTATTCATGAACTGGACGAGTGTAGAAGTATTGTCTAATTCTTCTTCTTCAATCTTTTCTATAAAGGTAGGATAGAGTTTGTAGAATTCGTAGAGATGCTTGGGGTTTGAGAAATCGAACGCATCAAGCGTTGAGGGCGCGGGAGTCCATAAAATTGAAGAAAGCTTTTCAAGTTCTTCTTCGGAGAAATCTTGCGGCTCAGGGAAACGCTCTTCGTTAAAGAGCTTTTTGTAAAAAGGGGAGTTGTAGCGGATTGAAAGAGGGAGGACTGGAATATCGGCCTCGAATTCGATTGGTTCATCCGGCTTATAGAAGATGGCATTATTCGAAGGGCGTGAAAAAATAGTTTGTTTATAGGAGTCCTGGTAGGTATATTGCTGGGTGCGGAGTTCTACAAGTTGGTGTTTGAGTTTGAGGTACTTGTAGGGGGTGAGAGCGGCCGCACGATTGCGGAAGGTGGTGAGGTCGGCGTCAGAAAAGCGAGTAAGAAGCTCCTGGCGAATCGGGGTTTTGCGCTTTTCGTGAGAGAGTTCGTAGAAAGAGAGAACGAGTTCGGTTGAGTCAATTTGACGCCAAAGTTCCTCAAGGGCGGAAAGGATTTCCGGGGACGCGAGATTGCGGGCCTCCTCACGAGAAAAGGTCGGTTTCGTCTTTTTGTATGTGGGGCGCGCAAAGTCATTTTCGGAAAAGCCGGGAGTTTCGAGGAGACCCTCGAGAGATACGGCGCGCTCATCCGTCCAATCCTTCGAACGAGTTTCGATATACAAGCCTTCGTTTTTTATACGAGAATTTCCATCTTTCTCGGCGCCCGTTTCTTTGCCCCATAATATATAATTAGCCATTGTAGAAAGTTCATCTTCAGTAGGGGTGAAGGTGATTTTTGTGAGATAATCGTCTACGAAAGCTTTACGTTCCGTACGAAGTACTAAGTTCCAATCAAGTTGAAGTCTATTCATTAGGTAAATTCCTCCTCTAATATATATATTATACAATAAATTGGAGTAAAAGGCAAATTTTGGACAAAAGGGGAGATTTCGGGGAAGAAGGGATTTTGGATTTTTAATTTCGTAGGGGAAAGGAATTCGAAATTTTTGTTTCGTAAAGAGGTTTTGAAATTTTGATTTCGTAGGGAATTGTTGCCAGACCCCGCAGATTTTTTTTGTGCAAGTTGCCCAATTCCCAGAATATACCCCGGGGGTATTTGTGCAGGTTGCACAAACAGGGTGCCGGTGTTCCCATTATCAAACTGCACAAACGGAAGCGGATCTTTTTGTGCAATCTGACAACAAAAAATTTTTGTTTTGGGTATTGCATTTCGGACGTCATACTGTATAATTGAGGTATCAAAGCAAGGAACAAATCAAACAAAAAATTCAGTCCTTGTAGAAAAGAGGTATAAAATGAAGGATTTAGTAATGCGCAAGTTAGACGAACTGACCGCAAAGGTCGCAAGCGGTAACGCAAAGGAATGGGAAAAGGTACGTCTCGCGCAGGCGCTCCGTATCCTCAACAATGAAGCGGACAGCGGCAGATGGGGAAAGGCTTTTGAATTGCTCAACGTATCTATGACCGCGCGCAAGTCCTATGTAGCAAAGCAGGGAAAGGTGGACGGCTATTTCTTCTATAATGGAAAGCGTATGCCTGTCGAATACAAGACAAATGGCGGACGTGTAGCAAACCTGTATAGAATGACTAAGCCTGAAAACGCTTTTGTTATCTATTCAATGGACTTTGAAACGCGCCAGACCTACCGCAAGGACGGAACACCGCGCGACACCAAGCACTACACCGTCGCGCCTGTTATCCTCAAGGTATCCGATTTCATCAAGATTTTGGAACACTGTAACGCCGTCAAGGTTATCGGCCACGCTGGAAAGGGTGATGATGAGATAGCCATTCAGGGTGATAGCGTCAAGCTCGCAAAGTGCCTGAGCCTCTACCCTATCGAGTTCAATCCTGACATCGAGTATATGCCCGAGGACTTCGAGGAACTCGAACTCTGGTGAGGGGATAACCCCTCACCAACCCGCAAGGGTAACACAACAAACCTATCAACTCAGGAGGAATTAAACCTATGAAAACAATAATTTCAATTTTCAATAAGGATATTCATATCGCGGACGCTACGGCTTATGGTGATCCATCAACTTTAATAAAGTGCTTGTCAAATATCGTAACTTATTCGCTAACCGATACAATGTATGTTAAGGTTTCAGATGCAAGGAACACAAAGTATTGGATGGGCGCAGGGATGTTCGATAAGGAGTGGAGTGTTGAGATAGAAGATGATAGCCGTCTCGCAAGCTTCGACTTCGACTCCAAAGAAGAGGCTATCGACTGGTTACTGAAGCGTATAAGGTGGACTATAGAAGGAGAGAGGGCGCGAATGCTTTTACAGAGTGGTATAAGAGAGGCGGTGTAAACCGCCTTTTTTATTTTTTTTGTGTAGATTTTTTCGTACGTCTTTTTAAGTCCATTTAATCGGACAGATTTTTTCGTACGTCTAACGTACGAAAAGCGGTTTGACTTCCATAGGGGTAATAGTATAATGGTATTATCAAACCAAGGAGGACTTTCCTATGTGTACCATTACTAACTTGACTGCTATCGTTACCGAACCCAAGATGACTGTTGATGAATCTATTGTCTATCCTACCCTTGATGCAATGCTCGCAACTCTGGAGCCTGAGCAGGAGCCTGATGATTTCACGGCTGACGAAATCGCTGACGAATATGCGCTTAATATGCCCTGCGATTTTTCAGGATTTTGCGCTGGACATTCTTGTCCTAATTTCTTTAAGTGTAAAGGTTCCGCAAAATAAAAAAAGAAAATTGGGAGTTTCTTCCCAATTTTTCAAATTAGTTTTTTCGTACGTCCAACGTACGAAATTCTATTTGCGTTCTTTCCCAAAAGTAGTATAATTAAAATATCAAAAGGAAAGAGAGGGAAAAATTATGAACGATTGGGAATATGATATGTGGTGGGACGCAATTCATAGTCTTTATGCGGAAAGCGAAGATTATGACGATATGGACGATTGGTAGGGCTGCCGCTCTACCTTTTGGCTGGGATTTTCGTACGTCCAACGTATGAAAAATAATTTGATTTTTTAGGAGGTTTTTGGTATAATATTATTAGGAAAGAAAAAGGGAAATAAAAAAATTCCTAAAATTTTCGTACGTCTTTCGTACGAAAAATAGTTGCAATAAAAATAGAATATGATATAATTAAACTATCAAAAGAAAAGGAGATTAGAAAAATGAAAATCACAAAAAAGAATGAAGAACTCCCTTACACAAAATTTGGAGAATTGGATGACGGCGATGCTTTTATTGACCCTAGTGGTATGGGTGACGATGCTGTTGTTCTCATAAAGTGCGGGTCAGATTGGGACAATCTCTTGAAAGATGATGATGAGTTTGATTGGATTGCAGTTCGTTTGGATTGCGGAGACATTTACGGATATAAGAACGATGAAAAAGTTATTAAGGTTGACGTGTCCGCGACTTTTACAATTAATGCAGAGGGGAAGTAAAATTCCCCAATTTTTCGTTTTTCGTACGTTATACGTACGAAAAATCACTTGTATTATTCCTAAAATCATATATAATATAAATATCAAAACAAAAGGAGATTTCAAAATGAAAGTTCTACTCATTATCTATCTTATTTCTATCGCTTATTTCTTCATCAGTTTCATTCTTCTTTGTGCCATTCTTGTTCATCAGGCGCGGGAGGAAAATATCAAGGTCAAGAAGATGAGCGTCGCAGAAAAAATACGAGCTTATTTACGACTTGTTTTACTCGCGATTATTCCCGTATTTAATATTATTCTTGGTACTGTCTTTTTATTTTCCAATACTTTACAAACTACATTAATGGAAAAACTAAGAGAAGATGATATTTCATAATATTGCGCGACTTCATAGAAAATTATGAAGTCGCGCGCACTCTACGGTTTTTTCGTACGTATCACGTCCGAAAATTCAGTTGAACTTTCCGGGATATATAGTATAATTAAACTATCAAAAGTAAAGGAGAACAAAAAAAATGAAAATCATCAGACAGAAAAATATCACAAACGACTTACCAATCTTTGAAGATTTGGAAGTAGGCGCAACTTTTATGGGAAGGCCTATGGACGGTTGTTGTTATAATGGCAAAGAAATCTTTATGAAGCTCAACAGAAGCGATGACAGTCTCTGTCTCGACTGTGATTTAGGGGCTGCTGTAGATTTGGAAACAGGTGAAATCGCTATTTTTCCTATGACAGCCTGCGTAATAGAAGTTGAAACCGAATTAAATGTTAAGTAAAAAAGTCGCGCCGTTCCTCCCGGCGCTTATAATACTTTTTCGTACGTCATACGTTCGAAAATTCAGTTGTACTTTTTAAAGTTTATGATATAATTAAACTATCTTAAAGAAAAGAAAATAAAAAAAATGAAATTCAAAGAAGTTGAAGAAAAAAAACTTACCACTTTCGGAAAGTTGGGAAAAGGTGCTACCTTTATGCAGAATGGAAATCTTTATCTTAAGTTGGATAGCGACTACGCTCCAGGGGCTTATGATGGTGCTGCTATTGATTTGGAAGATGGAGAGATCGAAGGCTTTGACAATGTAGAGGCTGTATCTCCTAAGGAGTGCGAGATTCTGGTTCATCCTCTTTAAGAATAATCGAAAAATTGTGGTAGTATCGCGCCGTTCTTCCTCCGACGGCGCGCATTCCATAAAGGTTTTTCGTACGTGTTACGTACGAAAAAATAGTTGTAATTTTCCGGGCGCGTGGTATAATTAACTTATCAAAGCAAAGGAGACTTCCCAAAATGTCAGTCAAAAAGTTCTTTAGAATTGAAAATCCTTACAAGTTCGAATGGAACGACTTGCGCGCGTTCATCACGGTCATCAATGTAATTTTGATTATGACCTACGGCTTAAGTATTTCTTGGTTTGGTTTAGCCGTTGCCATTATTGGCGTTATTAAAGACTTGACTAAGGATAGAAGAATTAACGGGCTGATGATGCACCTTGCGAATGTGGCTCTGAATGTATATTTTTTATGCCTTTTGTATTTACATTGAGAGCTGGGCGGAAAATATTTCCGCCCTTTATCCCGAAATTTCGTACGTCTAACGTACGAAAATTCCTGGAATTATTCTTGCAATCTTCCGGGATAGTGGTATAATTAAACTATCAAAAGGAAAGACAAACAAAAACCCAAAAGAAAAATAAAAAAAGGGTTGACAAGTCGAAAATCTTATGATATAATAAAGATACAAAAGGAAGAAATAGTAACTTCCTTGAGTAAATAAAAACTTTGTTGCCAACTACATAAGTGTTGGAGAAAGAAGGTCTGTATGGCAGATTTTACAGAAAGAACATTCCTCGAAGGTATCACAGAGGGCGCCGTTGTAACGGCTGAGCAGGCAGCATTTGCTGCAAAGAGGATTGAGGCACTCAACAAGCGCAACGAAAAGCGCAAGGCTACACCGTCTAAGACAGCTATCGAGAACGAGCCTATCAAGGCAAAGATCGTCGAGTTTCTTGAGGGCAAGGGCCCCACACCTGCCAACGCTATCGGTGAGGGTGTCGGTATCACGACACAGAAGGCATCTGCGCTCGCTCGTCAGCTCGTTGAGGCTGGTGAACTCACAGTCGCTGATGTCAAGGTTCCTAAGAAGGGCGCAGTTAAGGTCTATGCGCTCGCTCCCGTTGTCGAGGTAGAACTCGATGAGGGCGCAGAAGAGCCCGAGGCTTGAGAATTTAGGGCGGAGTAATCCGCCCTTTTTTCGCAAAACGATTTTTCGTACGTCATACGTTCGAAATTAAAATTTGACTTTTTCCGAAATTTGGAGTATAATAAAATTACAAAAGAAAAGGAGAAATTTATATGGAAAGTTCTTCATCTAATTTTATTGATTTTTATATAGTAAATGGTATTGTTAAAGATACTTTCATTATGTATTGTTTTGATAAAAGTGTTAAAAAAGCCGATAGATATTTAATTTTTTATTCATGCGATTTAATAATGATTATGACTAAATTGCGAGAAACATATAATGGCTTTGGAACAAAAATTGACTTCATACCGAAATCAAGTGAAGAAATGGATAAAATATTGAAAGATATGGGGAAGTTATAACTTTCCCTAAAATCTTCTTTTTCGTACGTCTTACGTACGAAACTTTACTTGAACTTTCCCAAAATTTTGTTATAATAAAACTATCAAAGTTAAGGAGGAAATCGAAATGGAAACACCAAGGGATATTACATACTGTGCGAACTCTAATTGTGATAGGGATTGCGAGCGCAACTTGAAACTCCACGATTTCCGTTGCGCCGGCCCTTATAGCTGTGCTATGTTCGGACCTGATAAGAGTGGAACTTGTAAGTGCTTTATGAGCAGAAAGGATTGAAGTTATGGAAGTTTTTACAAAAGAGGCTTACGAAACACTTAGACAGTTGTCGCGCGAGGATTTACTGAATACTTTACAGGCTCTTTATCTTGATTTTATGGACGGCACTAATTATGACGGATAGCCTGATTATGTTGGAGACCTTAGCGACCTTGTAAACTATGGTAGCGCGCAGGCTATTTCGCAGGCTATGGATATGCTTATAAATTTATTTGATATGCTTGATGAATTGAAAAGTGTCGGCGAAGAGGAAGAATAATCTTCCTTTTCTCCGAATTTATTTCGTACGTTTTACGTTCGAAAAAATATTTGACGGATTAGTTCCTAAAATATATAATATGAATATCAAAAGAAAAGAGGAACTAAAATGAAAATCTATCTCGCAAGTCCTTTGTTCACCGAGTATGAAAAAGATAGAGTAAGCGATTATGCCGCTTATTTGAGAAATCAAGGTCACGAAGTTTATGTACCTATGGAACATAAAATCGAAGACGCTTGGAAGATACCTAATCACGCTTGGGCGCGCACCGTTTTTGACGAGGACATAAAACAAATCGATAAATGTGATAAAGTTGTTTGTCTTTATTATGGTTTGTATTCTGATAGCGGTTCAGCTTGGGAATGTGGATATGCATATGGTATTGGAAAACCAGTTGAACTTATAGATTATTCAGGCCGTGAATGTTCTTTAATGGTAGTTAATGGCGCAGTTAATGCTTTTGAGTTTGCCGAAAAGGAACAGACATAAGGGAGAATTTTCTCCTAAAGTATCTTTTTCGTACGTCTAACGTACGAAAACCGGGTTGTACTTTTCCTGGATTATGATATAATTAAACTATCAAAAGGAAAGGAAAAAAAGAAAATGGAAATTAACTTTGATATGGACGGTACAATCGTCAATCTTTATGGCGTAGAAGATTGGCTTTCTATGCTTCAGAACGAGGACACAACTCCCTACGAAGTTGCTAAGCCTCTCATAAACTTCAGCCACCTCGCGCGCCTCCTCAACAAGTTGCTTGATAAGGGAGCCACAATCAACATTATCAGTTGGACTTCAAAGAATGGCTCGCCTGAATATAACGCAGCGGTTGCGGAAGTAAAGAAGGCTTATCTTGCAAAGCACCTGCCCTCTGTTGTATTTTCAAACATCTTCATTGTACCTTATGGTACACCGAAGTATACGCTCGCAAAAGGTATTCTGTTTGATGATGAACCCAAAAATCGTGAGGCTTGGCGCAAGCATAATGGAACTTACAGCTATGATGAAACAGACATAATCAATATCCTCAAGGCTCTCGCGCAAGCGTGAGCCGATTAGGTATTTTTCGTACGTCATACGTCCGAAATCCTGGTTGCATTTCCGGGTTTTTCTGATATAATTAAACTATCAAAAGAAAGGAAAGCAAAAGTTATGGACTTCAAGGTTTCACCAAAAATTATCAAACCACTTAATCAATGGTTAAGGCGTTATGGTTTTGAGGCGGAGTGCGTTTATAGAAAAAACGGCGTCTTTCAGTATGATCCGAACAGCGACATTATCACTATTCCCGGAAATTATAATGGTGATGATTATGACAGCCTGTTTATGAAGTTCCTGCGCTCTCATGGTCTTACCTCTGATTTTGACGCTATAACTCTTTCACTCCTCCACGAACTCGGACACTCCCAGACACAGAGCCTGATGACTGACGAGGAAAGTGAAGAATGTGATGTCGTTAAGGCTGTATATTCTATGACTATTGATGAGGATAGTGATGATTTTCAGCTCAAATACTGGGAAGTAACAGATGAATTTATGGCTAACACTTGGGCTATAATGTACGCTAATTGCTTTAGAAATAAGGTTCAGAACTTGGAAAATATCTTTGAGAAATATGTAAAATTTGGGTAAAACTTTTACCCATTTTTTATCACCCGATTTTTTCGTACGTCTAACGTCCGAAAAATCTATTTCCGGGTATTGCATAAAATTTATATCGTGGTATAATTAAACTATCAAAAGTAAAGGAGATAAAAAATATGGCAACATCAAAAATCACTCTTGATAATGCAATCCGCGCCAAGTATATGGAATTGGTAAAGGGTTGTTTAGAAGCAAATGGTGAGCAGGTTCTTTTGGTTGGCTCGAATGAGTTTGCCCTGCCCTGCGTAGATGATGAGGGCAACGACAAGTATCTTGTGCTTACTTTCAAGGTTCCTACGGGCGCAAGAGGCGGAGAGCCTTACAACGGCTTCGAGGAGGCTGAGGACTACGCCGCACACCTCAAGGCAAAAGAGGAAAAGGCGAAAATCGCAGCGGAGAAAAAGGCCAAGAAAATCGCGGCCGACCAGGCTATCCGTGAGGAGAAGGCTCGCCTCAAGGAAATCGAAAAGGCGAAGGCGGAGTAATCCGCCTTTTCTTTTTGGGATTTTTTTCGTACGTCTAACGTACGAAAACCGGGAAAATAGTTCTTGCATATTTCCTGGAGCGTGGTATAATTAAACTATCAAAAGAAAGGACACAACAAAAAATGAACATTGTGGTATTTGATACCGAAACGGTATCACTCGAAAAGCCTTTTTGTTATAACATTGGTTATACCATCAAGGACACGGAAACTCGCGCCGAGCTTGTAAAGCGTGATTATGTAGTAGAGCAGGTATGGCATAACCCTATGCTTTTTATCACGGCTTATTATGCCGATAAGCGTGAAGGCTATGTATCGGCTATGCGCTCGCGCAAGACTCTTATGGACAAGTATGGTTATATTTGCCGTACAATGATTAGGGACTTCATCACCTATGATGTAAAGGGCGCATATGCCTATAATAGCCCCTTTGATGACAAGGTTTTTACCTTTAACTCCGACTGGTACAAGTGCAACAACCCTTTCGATAATCTCCCGATTTTCGACATTCGCGGCTATGTTCATGCCTTCTTGCTCGATAATGATTTCTTCGATTTTTGCGACAAGAACGGCTACTACACCGACACGGGCAACTACTCCACAACAGCCGAAACGGTTTTCCGCTACATTACGGGCAACACGGACTTCATCGAGGACCACACTGCCCTGAGCGATAGCGAAATTGAGGCGGAAATCCTTTTCAAGTGCCTTGAGCGTGGCGCGGAACTCAACAAGAATTATCCTGTTCTTCGTTCAGTCAAGCGCGATATTGAAAAGACCTTAACACTCTATGATACAGACGGCGTCCTCCACAAGTTCGATTATCATTCAATCCGTATCAACAAGGAGAAAACCGAAATCAAATTAAAATAAAAGGGGAGAAATCCCTTTTTATTTTTCTCCAGATTTTTTCGTACGTCTGACGTTCGAAAAGGTTCTTGTAAAATTTCAGGATTGGAGTATAATAAAACTATCAAAAGAAGGGAGAATTCCTAAAATGGAAAATGTTTTTATAGTTATTCGTTGCGGAGAAGAAGATAATGATGTAACAATCGTTGATGTTTGCGCGACTGAAGAAATTGCTTCAGCAGTAAAGATAAATTGGAAAAAAGAAAATCCTGATGATGACGTGTGGTTTGAAGTATGGGGCGTTGAAACAGAAATGCCCAAGAAATTAAAAAATATTGATGATGTAAAATTCGGAAAAGAAAAATTCAGGTTGAAGGGTTCTGACCATATTTTCGTTGCGGCGGAGATTAGTTGTCAGATATATGACTTCGCACTTGTCGATTTAACAGATGGTATTGTTTATGATGTGGAAAATGTAGTAGACAGAAAGTTATATGACTTTGACTTTTATTACAAAGAAGATGATGAGGATTACTGGGGAGTTGAAGTAATTGAGGAGAATGAGTAATCATTCTCTTCTTTGAATATTTTTCGTACGTCATTCGTACGAAAAGGAATTTGCATTTTTCGGAAAATAGTTTATAATATAATTATCAAACGAAAGGAAAAAGAAAAATGTCAGTTATAAAGATAACAGAACGGCAGTCTCTTGCAAGAATAATAGGAAGATTACTTGGTATTCTCATTCGTAAAAACATAATTACCAAAGAGGATGCCGAGTATATTCTTAATCCCTATTAAGACGGACTCGTTCCGTCTTTTATAAAAAGTTTTCGTACGTCTTACGTCTGAAAAAGGAATTGACAAAAGGACTTCCCAAAAGTATAATATAGGTATCAAAAGAAAGGAAATAAAAGAAATGGATAACTTAGAAGAAAACATAGAATATAGAGTAATTCTTGAATATCTTGATGACCCACATTGTATTCCAACGCCACCCAAAGAACTATTCCGTTCAACTTCTCTTGGCGCCTGTGTAAATTATAGGCATCTTTATAAAATAAATAATCCTTCAAAAGGTAGTTTCACCAAAGTAACTATTCAAAAGCAGGTAATGACTTGGGCTGATGTGGATTTATAAAGGAGGCTCGATGAAAAAGAAAAAGGATAACAAAGCGCCAGAGAAATGGGTGGTTGCAAGGTCAATTTATAATAATACAGATTATGAGGTTTGGGCAATCTGTTCAAGTGAGAAAGAATGTAAAGAATATATTTCTAATTATATTACTTTAGCGGCAGACCGAGAAGAATTTTTCTACTTTCAAAGAAGTTAAAGGCGAACTTGTTTCGTCTTTTTTATTGTCCGAATTTTTCGTACGTCTATCGTACGAAATTTATTTTTTGTCAAATTTTCAGAACAAAATTTGTGCACTCTGTCCACCCATTTTTCGTACGTCCAAAATTTCATTTTTGTCAAATTTTGGGACGCCGCAAGTTTTTAAGGTGCCGCAATTTTCCACCCGTGTCAAATTCCGAGGGAGCTGCAAATTCTGGGAGCTGTCAAATTTTGGGGAGCTGGGACAATCAAAGAATAACTAAATATCGTGGAGCTGCGGCTGGGAGTCCCGGGATGTACGTTGACTAATCATTAGATTTTATAAGGGCCGCCGCAATGTACATACTTTTTCTACACATTGGCTTTATATCGCGTTTTTAAAATTTGAATTTTCCCCAAAATTATATTATAATAAAAGGGGAAATAAAAATAAAAATAATTTATACCACAAAATTCCTCTTTTTGCAAATTTTGGACACATTTTGTCCAAAAAAAATAGGACACAGATTTCTCTGTGTCCCATGTTTCAAAAGAAAGGAGGTGAGTGGGCGATTACGCCCAGCTTACTCAAGCCTCAGGAAGAGCATAACCTCTTACAGTACCCTTACCCTTGACCTTGATGTCGGTCTTGATAACCTTGCCCTCATCTACGAGAGGCTTAAGGAGTGAAGGGATTGCCTGAGGCTTAATGTCTACGCCGGCCTCTGCGATGAGGTCAGATGCGGTCTTAGCCTCAGTAGCGATGACTGCGAAGATTGCCTCACGGATAGGAGCCTTCTCGGCCTCCTTTGCGGCAGCCTTCTCTGCTGTCTTAACCTTACGAGTCTCGTTTGTCTTGTCGAGCTTCTCGATACCGGCAGTTGCGAATGCGGTGAGTTCCTCTGATACGTTTGCGTTTACTACTGCTTCATAGAATTCTCTCTGTGTCATAATGTTTCCTCTTTCTAGCGTTGGCCGCTACCCAATTTTTTAAGTTTTATTTTTTCGAAGGGGAGTTTAGGTTTTCTTCCCTTACTTTTTACACTTATATTATACAGAAATTTTCGAAGTTTTTCAAATTTTCGGTACGCTTTTCTTATACGAAGGCGCCGCGATTTTTCTGTACGAAAGGGAGGTAGAAATTTTTTCTTTCCCTTTCTTTTATACTTATATTATAGCGGAAATTCGAAGGGAAGTCAAATTTTAGGAGAGAAATATGTACAAAAGGTGGATAGAAAGGATTTTGATACGGCCTGGAGAGGCCGGAATTACAGGGCGGCGGTCTCATCGAAGTTAGGGATGGAGGGAATAGGTATATTGGGGTAGAAGCTCTATGTATACGCTCGGTTTATACACCTTATGTACATATTTATGTACACATTTGTGTACAAAATTGGTTTTACAGAATTTTTTACAGATTTTTTCCGAAAAATTTTTTGAAAAAATTTTTTTTATAGAAATTTTCAGAATTTTTAAAATTTGAATTCTTTGAAATTTGAGGGCAGAGACCAAAGTCTCCTAAAATTATCCCTATATGTACGGGGACCTAGGGACCGCCTATGTCACAACACAAGATACCCCGAATAGTTTATACACCAAATTTATACGCCCTACTTATACATCAAAATACACACCAATCTATCTACCAAATTTTCCCTTTTCGACCTATTCCTTCCCCCTCTATTCTTCCCTTCTTCACTATCTTTTTCTCCCTTCTTCTACTTCCTTTTCTTTTCTCCCCTCTTATATACTTTTCTTACATCCTTCCTCTTATATACTCTTCTTACATATTCTTCGATATCCTCGAGCCCACTGCGTGGCCTCGCCGCCCTGCTTCGCAGGTCGCATTATTGGAAAAGGGAGGGAAAACCGAAGGTTTCCTCTCCCCTTATATACTATATATATTAGTTCTGCTTACATATTTAAAGTAATTTTCCGAAAAACTTTCTAGAAAATTTTGATGACCGGAATAATAAGTGAAATTTTCGTTTTAACTTTCTTTCCTATTACTCTCCTTCGGTGGAATACAGGTAAATCGCTTTGTTTCTTCATCATATTCAATCGTATAACCAGCGGCTTTCATCCTATCCAAACCCTCATTAAGAAAGTAGCAGCCTTTTACATAAGCCATTCTCCATAATTCTTCTTGTGTCATATTAATTCCTCCCATACATCGCGGCCGGTAGCATCAAACTTCTTCGAACGGCAGTAATCGCCTGCCACAATCTGGACAGTACTTAGTTTTATCTTTTGAGAGACCGCCGCATCTTGAACAGATATAAAAATCTCCGTAATCACTTCTCTCGGTATATTCCTCAATCCAATGACCAGTCGGGCCTTCCTCTTCTAACTCTCGCCTAAGAGGAACGGAAAACTCGTGTAATTTATTATCTTCTGTGAAATATCCAGTTGCATATGTTTGTTCTGGTTCACAGTTATCTGGTACTTTAAATACTGCTATATACTTTTTCATATTGATTCTCCTTCGGATATTGCGGCCGCCTTCATCAAAACTCTTCATCGGGTTTATTATTCTCATAAAGCCAAAGTACTGCCTCAGCCGCAGAATCTACAACGCCACAAAACTCATGACTCCTATCATACTTTTCATAGCGGCCACCACACATATCACCAACGATTACGTAATCGCCATAGACATTCTCAACATTTCAACCCTTTTTGGCATCTATCAAGAATTCTACTGCACCAAGCCACTCTTTCATTCTCTCTACAGTCATTTTACTTCTCCTTTTCTGGAAAATACTCTGCTCTATGTTTTTCAATGATGTTGCGCGCGGCCTTCAACTCCCGAATCAAGACTACCTTTCCGTTTCTGCGGCCGGAAAAGTAAATGTCATATCCGCGCCATATCAACCTTAAAGTTTCCTCATACCAATCCAAAGGTTCGATGCCTTTCGCGCGGAGGCTTGAGAAGATAAGTTCAACAAACTCATCTTCACTCATTACGCATACTCCTCTCCGCAGTAATTATCACAGAAGTAATCAGCGCCCTCATTTGCGGCAATATCATCCAACTCCTCAGTAGACAAGCCACATGCCTTTTCCTCATCTATCTTACGGCAATACCAGTCCAAATCAGCGGCCATCTCATCTTCATAAGCTTCATCAAAATCTGAATCATAGAGTTCGGCAACCTCCGCGGCATTACCTTCTAAGGTGTCCCCAATCTCAGAATATGAATTTATTACACCATAAGACATCTCTCTGCCAATATCATTGGCCTCTTCGACACTTGAAACTTCGTAAACTCCAAAGTCTTCCATACCGTGAAGGCCACCGTAAATATTATCACAAGCATAAATAAATACTCTCATCTTTTTTATTTTCCCTTTCTTAACTTTTCTATATATATTATACAAGAAATTTATAAAAAAGTCAAATTCAAAATTAATAGCGGCCGCACCACAAATTCATAGCACGACCGCATTTTATTAGCCTTCATATATAATATTCAGTTCTTTATCTATGTAAAAAACCTCATAAGTCAAAGTATCAACTATTCCAAAGAGGTTCGCACCACCAGGGTAAAAAGTATCCATAAGTATGAGACTATGGAAAAAGTAAGGATACTTTGATGGGGTATGTCCTGCTATCTGCAAACAATTCCCATAATTCAAAGGTAAAAAGATATAGTTAGGACGATACCAAATAGGAGATTGGGGACTCATTAAGTTCTCATACCTCGTATTATTTATTGTATCAATTATATAGTCCCATCCCCGCCAAGGTTGCTTATCAGTTTCAAGAACAGGTGGGTAGGAATAACCATCTGAGATACCTGCGTGGGAGAATAGAATTCCATCAACTCGTGCAGCCACTACAATCTCTTCGCCTAAGTTATCCCTAATCTTTTTAAGACCTTCATTTACGATTTGAGTTGCAAAAAAGTTATGCCCACTACACATACAATTCTTTTCATCAATGTATGCAATCTCATGGTTACCATACAACCAAATAATTCTACCTCTATACTTCTTGGCGAATAGGGCGGCCGCCCACATGGTTTCCTTGTATGCGTCCAAGTCTGCACCGTAGATATGGCTATCTACCAAGTCACCAAGAACCACAACAAGGTTATATTTATACTTTTCCATTATCTTATCCGCAAGAGTAAACATCCACCCCTGCAAATGAACGTCTGGAATTACTAAAACCTTCATCTTACTCTCCTCTCCCGTCCCTATCTCTCCAATACTTAACTGACTCAATAGCAGCCTTGATAGTTATCAAGATAAAGAAGAAAAAGATTAACATATCTAATGGCGACATAATGAGTTTTCCTTTCTTTTTTATATATATATATTATATCTTAATTTTCAGAAAAAGTCAAATTCAAATTTCCTTTGAATAAAAAGAAAAGACCAACTCCTTCTCGGAATTAGTCTCTTCTATGTATACTGCGGCCGACCTAATAGAATTTATTAAATACCTAAGTCAAACTTTAACTGATTCGGATTAGGTTCATAATCAACCATTTCGAAATCGTCAATCGTGTAACTGGTTATATCACATCCAACCTCTCTATTGATTTTAAGCATTGGCTGTTTCTCACCAACTGGCCTTCCACGCATAATCTTTGCATTATCAAGATGGCGGTCATAAATCTGCTCATTGGCAGTTATGTGTGTGAATACACCAGGCTTATAACCTAAAGAGTTTGCAACCATCATAAGGAGCGCCGCGTACTGAATCTCATTTGAATGTCCAGCGCCAGACGCAACCATCATATCTCCTGACCTCTGGATTAACATCATATCAAGATACTCTTCGTACTCATCATCAAGTTTACCATTATTCCTTACATTCCAAATAGTGCAGAATGCACAGGGCGCGAGTCCTGGTGAACCAGCAAGATCATCTTCCTGCCACAGACTTAATACATGTCGTCTTCCATATGGATCTTTCTTAATATCATCAACTACATATTTCATAAAGAGGTTCTTGGACTTAACCGTATATCCATAGCGGCGACCAATAGTACCATCACCAATATCCCACTCGTCCCACCAATTTACGCCTTCCTCTTTCATTTCTTTGATGATATTGGTCGGACGTAAATAAATGGTAAAAAGTTCTCTAATAGCGGTTTTCCAAGCCATGCGGCGCTTACTACAAATAGGGAATTCACCTTTTGAAAGGTCATACTTTCTTACGGTATGATTAACACTCTTAGTATGCGCGGGAGTACCATCGGGGTACTTCGGTCTCGGATTGATATCGAAGTATCCATTCTCGAGAATATTATCAATGTCATCATTCAAGTAGATGTCTGCTTTATTCATTATCTTTTTACCTCGGCAAAACCTATGTTAAAGAATTTCTTTTTGAAGTTCATAAGATCACCCTTATCGTTTTTAATTACACCATTCTTAACCTTATAGATTTTACCAACAGTGAAAGCATCAAATACAGGATTCTCCTTAGTAAAAATTACTTCTCCATCATATCTTCCATATGGCTTTTTAACTCGATCTTCGCGGCCTCTTAAGCGGTCAAAAGCAAGAAACGCGCCTTTTGTGAAGTCGAATTCATCATCGGGATGACAATAAGCCTCTGCCTTTTCACCAGTGATTTTATCAATCGCGACAACTTTCTTAGACTCGGTATCGGCATAGACGACAATCATTTCATGTTCAGACTTAAACATACCATCACTCCAATAGTAGGCTTCGGCATCTTCTTTTATTCTATAAGCCCTTCCACTTGTAGAAATACTTTTAATGGTTACGACCTTACCACAAAAACGTTTCATCTCAGGAGTAAAACCACATCTAACATCTATATTACCCCAAGCATTTATTCCATATTCCTTCTCCATATCGTCCCATGAACGAACTTTTACTTTATCACCAATTTTGAATTTACTCATATCTATTCCCTCACTTCTTGACTTCAATAAATGTAGCTCTTTTTATAGTACTAAATATTTCTCCAAAAGATTTAGCCTTCTTAGAAATATAAATAGTGCCTGAATTGTCATGGACCAATCCATCATTGACTTTGTAAATCTTTCCTTTTGTAAAGAAAGGAGTCGTTGAATCAGTACAGAAAATCTCACCAGTATAATACTTAACTTTCTCTTTCTCTTTCTCCTTTGGAGCATCACCATTCATCAATCTCTCAAATGCAAGGTCCGCGCCGAAGTAGAAATCAAACTCATCCTTAGGACTACAAATTGCTTCGGCCTTTCTTCCGGTAGCCTTATCAAAGGCAATTACCTTGTTATCTTCGGAGTAGATAATGACTGCATAGGAAGGATTTTCAAACATATCGTCAGAGTAAACGTGTCCACTACGATCTTCCTTTATACCGTATCCACAACCCGTAAGATATGCGATAGTTACTATTTTACCACAATACTTTCTCATTCCTT